AGAAATAAACGATGCGGTGCATTCATATGGAGGAGTTGTATTACATGATGTAACAAATAATAAGCATGCAAAAAAGGCTTATGATAAGGGAGCAGATGGTTTAATCGCAGTTGCAGCGGGAGCGGGAGGTCATGCTGGTTCATTGTCTCCGTTTGCGTTAATACAAGAGATACGAGAATGGTTTGATGGACCACTTGCATTATCTGGAGCGATTTCTAATGGTAGAAGTGTTGCGGCCGCAGTAACGATGGGTGCTGATTTTGCGTATATAGGTTCTCCGTTTATAGCGACAACAGATGCGAATGCGTCGGATGATTATAAAAAGATGATAATTGATTCTACATCAGAACATATAGTGAATACGAATATGTTTACGGGAATTCACGGTAATTATTTGAGTAAATCGATAGAAAACGCGGGTATGAAAATAAGTGATGTAATAGCGAATAAAGATAGTAAAAATAGTAGTGATGTATTTAGTTCAAAGGATGATAAACCAAAGGCTTGGTCGAAAATATATGGGTGTGGACAAGGGATATCAAATGTAAAATATGTGCAAGATACAATATTTCTTGTTAATAGAATGATAAATGAGTATAATGAAACAATACGTAATTTGTCACCCCCAATATTAAATGGTGAATTGGCGAATAAGATATTGAAGGCATCAGAAAAGGCGGCATTAGATGCTAATTGGAAAGTTGCGATTTGTATAGTGGATCCTGCTGGTGTACCTTTATGTTTTACAAGACTGGATGGTGCATTTCCAGCATCAGCAGAGCTTGCAAAAAATAAGGCAAAAACGGCAGCATTATTTTGTAAACCGACTTTGGATTTAGAAAATGCGGTAAATGGCATTCGTCCGGCTTTGTTGGCAGCTGGTCATACGGTATTGGGGGGAGGAGAGCCAATATTTATAGATGAATATTGTGTGGGTGCGATAGGTGTAAGTGGTGTTTTACCTACCGAGGATGCGGAAGTAGCTTTAAAAGGTATAGCAGGTATATGATATATGTAAAAAAGAGTGGAAATTATTTTCTAAGTGAATTACAATGGTATTGGATACATCAATTGCGGATAGTAAGATAAAAATACGCGATGAATTAAAAAAGTTAGAAAAGGATAAATCATTCAAACCAACGGAGTTACCGGCTGATAAAGTTGAGAATAATTCAAGCAAGAATCCATTTTTGGATGTATCTGTAAGGGAATTAGTAGATGATTTTGTATTAACGTGGCATAAAATTTTATTGGAATTACTTGATGTTAAGAAGTATGAGGATTTAAAGTATGGAGAATGGTGGGATACAGTCATAGAGATATTTAATATTTTGAAAGAGGTATTTTGGGTTGATGATAGACTATTTCATATAGGAGTAGGTTTTGTGATATTATCATTTTTTGTATTTTTCATATGTGTTACTCATAAGTGAATGTGTTAATTAATGGTACGATTAAATGCATCAAGATTTGCCGTAGTATAGGAGTACGAACCATCTTTCGATGGGGGGCATACGAGTTTACATGTAGGTTTAGCACAACCAGCCTTAGGCAATTCAAATTCTTTTTTACAATTTGGTGGGTCACATTTGACATGACAAGATGGTTCTGGTTTGACGCATTCAAGCCAAGAATTGATTGGTTGACATACATTTGAGCAAGAATAGCATCCATCAATTTTTTTGCAAACAGTTTTACATACAGGCGCGGAGGTCCTTACAGTACATTGTGGTGTTTTTGGTGGATCACATATAACGCGACATTTAGGAACATCACAAACTGGTCTTGATTCCATTTTACATTCAGCATTTTGAGTACATACCCATTTACATTGGACATCTTCACAAAATTTATCATCTTTTGGACATAGTGCTCTCCTTGAAAATTCGGTTTTAGTCTTTAAATCATAATCATCAATAGAAGCCATTAGTAATTAGTTATTTAGTAATATTTTAAATTTTATGGAGCGACGGACAATGTACCGAGTAGTGGAGTTAGTGGACTTGGTATAGTATTCTGAGTCGATTTTTTTGGTGGACTATTGTCTTTTGTTTTATCCGAATCAGATGATGTAGATGATATAGATGATTTTCTACGCATTAATGACTTGATTTTTTTTGCGGCAGTTTTTTTTGGAGAACGTTTTTGTTTAGAACGCTCCCGACTATATTTAATAGCTTGTTCTTTATTTGGAAAAAACATGGTATTTCCTGTGATTGGGTCTAATATTAGAGTAGAGTCCTCATATCGAGGAGTTTTAGTCCCGCCACGAGATATTCTCTTAAGTTTTTTAGTAGATGTTTTTTTAAAGTTTCTTCTTTTCAATGTACGTTTTTTATTAACAGGCATAATTAACTAGTACAAATAATTTATAATTCGCGAGAGTTGATAGCAGTTGTACGTTGAGTCTTTACTTTAGACGCAAGGTCATTATAAGAAGCTTCAAGTTCGGCAATAGTTTCGATATTTCCAGTTTTTTCATCATTAAGTTGTTGAATTTCAATATCTTGTTGTAGTAATTCCGTTTCAAGATTTTGTATGACATTCTCTTTTTGACTAAGTTGATCTTCCATATTTTGTTTACAATTGGTGAGTTGATTTTCTACACCATCGCAATTTGCTCCCTGCATTTTGACTTTTCTCCATTTTTCTCTACATTTTCTGTTTGCTCTACGCACCATATTTTTACATGATTGTTGAAGAAAGGCTTTACGAGCGGCTTTACCGCCACTGTACGCGGCTTGTCCACCTTTCATAACACCATATACCCCACCTAGTGCGACAGCTCCTCCAACCCCATGATCCCTTAAACCTTTTGACATGGCATCACCCATAGTATATGATTCTGCTGGGGTTGGTTCTGATTCTGCTTCTGCTCTCGCCTTGGCGGCGTAACTGAGGGACGTATATAAAGAAAATGACTCACTTTTATGTAATAGTACATCAAACGTTAGTAAAATTGCTATTGCTATAAGGCCTAAATATAAACACATTGGTGTTTTCATTATTATATAATCGATAATTTTTATAATCTATACCTTTAGGTCATCATTGTTAAATGTATCGGATCTTCTTTTAACGATTCTTTGACGTAATTTGTCACCGGCTTCATCTAAATGAGCAATTTCTCTGGCTTGTCCTTTCATGTATTTTTCTTGATTATCAAGTTTTATGTTTTTTCGGCGAATAACTCTTCTTCTTGTGTTTGCTGTTCTGCGCCAGGAATCTCTTTGTTTTTGGATTCTTGCAAGTTTTTGTTTGGCAGTTGCAAGTTTATCTTTATGTTTATTAAGTCTTTTTTGGCATTGCACAACGTTCTTTCCGGCTTTTTTTGCTTCTTTTTGAAGTTTTTTGAATTGTTTTTCAAGTTTTTTGAAAGGTTTTTTGAACGGATTTTTAACTTTGAAACCTTCTTGTGAATTTGAACTAAAAAGATTAGGTATTAGAAACCCGATGGCAAGTATTAACCCCATTATTGTGATATCTAGTAACAGGTTCAAGTTAATTGATTTGTTCATTAATTATTGAAAGAATTAAAAACGTAGAAAACAGATGTTTTAGTAATATTAACTAATATGTGGATAATTGTGAAATGTTCAAAAGAGTATGGTGGTAAAAAATTGTCCGGAAAATATCGACTTTTATCAAAAAAAGGTAAATTGGGGGAAGATATATTTAGTAATGTAGAGTCTGATATGTTTATATATAAAGTTCGTCCGGATTATTATGTAATTGGAACAAGATTACACAGTCTTTCATTTAGAGCATATTGTAAATCTCCCGATATTTTATCAAAAGGTAAATGGGAAGTATTGAATAATACAAGAAAGTGGATAAAAGACGATGAAATGTATGTAGAGAAGTGTAGTTTATTTAATGAGGAAAGTGATATAAAGACAGAATACAAGATTCCTGATGCAATAATAGTATATTCAAAATATTATAATATTAGGGGTGGTTACAAAAAGATGGGAAAAAAGGTATATAATCGGGAAGTATATTATAATGAGGAAGACAAAAAGTATTTATATAGAAATAAGTATTGTTGGGGTATAGGAGGTTCATGTGAATCGAATTATATGTATATGAAAAGTAAAGATGGAAACGATATATCACCTGAATTGGCAGATTGGACTAAATCTGGGATAGTAGTAAAGTCTTATTACAATTGTGATTCTGAGTATATGATACATGGAAAAGAAATTAATATGTTTTGTGATAAAGAATTTCCAGCAAATAACGGGTCTATTGGTGATAAAAAACATGAAAATGTATCTTGGGTAAGAGCAAGTAAATTACAACCACAATGTGCCGAAATGGTATTATTCCATGGTGTAGAACCGAATGATATATTACAGGGTGGATTAGGGGACTGTTGGTTATTATGTGCATTATCTACTTTGGCAGAGTTTCCGAATTATTTCCAAAATAATATTTTTAAAACGAATAAGATTTCGGATGAAGGTAAATACGATTTGAAGTTATATAATGTATGTTCCAAGAATTGGGAAACGATAACAATAGATGACAGAATACCATGTGCTGAGAAGAAATGGTATGATATTCCGCGTCCACTTTTTGCTCAACCAAATGAGAATGAAATGTATATATTACTTTTAGAGAAGGCACTTGCGAAAGTGTGTGGTTCATATTCAAAATTATGTGGTGGATATCCTGTATTAGCATGGATGGTTTTAACCGGATGTGAGAGATTAGAGTTATGGAATAAGGATAAAGAAAAAAAAGATTGGATAAAACGAATACCTGCTCTTAACAAATTAAAAGAAGAACCGTGGAATTTTCAAAAAATGTGGATACACTCAACAAAAGAGAAGAATAATGGTGAAAATATGTTTGAGTATTTAAAAGAGTGTGATAATAAGAATTATGTTATGGCAGCATCAATACACGGAGATGAGATGGAAAAAGCAAGAGGGGATGGTTTAATAGAAAGACATGCATATTCTTTATTACAAGTATTTGAGGAAGAAAATATTAGGTTAGTTAAGTTAAGAAATCCATGGGGCAATAGTCATGAAAGTCTACTTGATTGGTGTGATAGTTCTAAAAAGTGGAAAGAATACCCGCAAATTGCAAAAAAAGTTAATTGGTCAAGCGATGCGGATGGATTGTTTTGGATATGTTGGTCCGATTTTATACGAATATTTGATGATATTCAAATTGCAGCAAAGACGATGGAATAAATAATCTATTCTTGAGCTGCTTCCTCAGATTCCTGCAATTTTTTCTTCTTTTCCGCTGTTTCTTGAGCAGCATGTTTCTTTTGTTCATCAACTTGATTTTGGTAGAACATATCGCGCTGTAATTGATTGGATTTGTAATTTCGCATGAGTTCGTTTAACTCCTTTTCCATATATTCTTGTTCAGCAATATTGTCCGCATTTGGGTCCCATGGTAGCCAATATCCAACTTGTCCAACAAATACATGAAAATCTCTATCCGAAGACTGAAGAATTTTAGCACGTTGTGTAGCTTCATCGCAAGTATTATAAACACCACGAATTTTGACTCCTCTCATCGATGTTTGAAAACCCGACTCCTTATGAAAAGCCGCCTCAATTTCTTGAGTATTAAGAGTAATGTAGTCTTCATATTTAGTATCAAATTCATTGATATTAATTGTAACATTACCGTCCTTATCAGCAAGAGATTTGATAAATTGGTTTAATACAAATTGTTCTTTCTTTACAAGAACTTTTTCAGGAGAAATAAATGACATACATGCGTACTGCTGGCCTGGAATTGGAGTGTCAACATCAAGATAATCAACTTCACCTTCTTTTGCTTCTACAAAAGACATACTAAATATTAGTAGTTATAATCTTATACTATAAAATTAGACGCACTTTGAGAAAAATATAGAGTAATATTAATAGAAAATGACTATTGTAACGGATGAGTATGATAGACAAATAAAGAAATATAGAAATCAGTATGGTAGAGATACAATAGTTCTATTACAAGTGGGTGATTTTTATGAAGTATATGCGGATATATATGATGAGGAACCAATTAAGGTTTTTAGAGATATTCTTAATCTTAGTGTAACAGAGGAGAATGGTAAAATAGCATCTAGATTTAGATACAACATGTACAAATATTATGAGAAGAAAATACTATACAATGGCTATACGATTGTATATGTAGACCAAGTTATTAGATTTTTTCCTTATAAACGAAAAGAATGGGAAGTTCGAGAAATAAAATTATCTGGACAAGCATATGCAAATGACAGTGGGTTTAGTATAGGTGGTTGTTTATTTGCAAGTTGTTGTCCTGGCTGGCATGCTCATAATTTACGTACATTTGATTAATCTTAAATGAACATAAGACTAGTTCTATAAATATAATTAGATAAAAGGGTAAATTATGCCAAATATTTTGGATGAATATTGTAGACTAACAGATGAATATAGGAAAAAGTATGGTCATAAGACAATAGTTCTTATGCAATGCGGAAGTTTTTTTGAAGTTTATTCGCCAGGAGATCAAAGGGATACAGACCAACTAACAGTATGTGAGAATATTCTAGGATTTCGTGTTACTAAGAAGAAAGAAGGCCATTATATGGCAGGTGTAAATGTGTGTAGTTACAAGAGACATGAAAAGAAGCTACTTCAAAACGGTTATACAATTGTATATGTAGAACAAGTAACAAATACTACTCCTGCAAAGCGCGAAGTAACTCGTATTATATCACCTGGTTGTAATTTAGATAGTGATAATGAGGAAGATGATGCAATCTTAACATCTGTTTTAGTAGAATCTGATGGAGATGATTGGTATATGTATATGAGTGTTTCAGATACAAATAGAGGAGATATTCGCATCATAGAAATTGAACAAACTCCCGGCGATTCAATTGAGAGATTATATGAAAAGATTTACGATTTAATGGATACTTACAGGGCGAATGAACTACTATTGAATATCATTAGTAACAAAGAGATTAAATTACCAAATTTTGGTAATACAAAATTAGTACATAATAAGGTAATTTCTGTATCTGAGGCAAAAAATGAAATTTTGAATCACAAAAATCATAAGAATTTACTAGAGAATTTTTTCTCGAAATATCATAACATTTATGAAGAGATTTATGATAATCTGAATCTGGAGAACACATCCAAACAAGATATAGGTAATATGTTGTTAATGTTAGATTTTTTAAAAGATCATCATCCGGATTTCGTTAAAAATTTATCTCGTCCAAAAAATATTTCGCAATTCAAAAATACAGAATTGTTAACATATAACAACGCTTTTAAAAAACTACAGGTATTTTCGAATGAGAAAGACAATATGATGAGATTTATAAATAAGACGTTAACATGTTCGGGTAAGAAGAAGCTATTCCATTTAGTGCGTCATCCTTCTTGTGAAATAGATGTGTTAAATCAGCGTTATGATGCAGTAGAATTCTTTGTTAAAAACAGGAATTTGTTAAATGATATTAAGAAGCATCTTCGTCTTAATGATCTGGAACGTTTATATCGTCGTTTTGCAATCGGACGTATTGATGCTTATTCGGATGTTCCTAAGATTTATGATATGAATAATCGTATTA